CCAAATTGGCTTGAGAAACCTAAATAGTTTTTAGTTACTCTATCACCACTAGAAACTGTAGCATTAGCAAATGGTGGGTTGTAAATTGTGTCACCAGGTGCATAATATTTCAATTTGTAAGGCATTTCAGGAACAGCTGTTGCTGTGTAACCACTAGCACTATTTGTTCTAAATTCGTAACCTTCAAAACCAGCTGGTACACCATCAGTTGGTGCGTTTACAGCCATTTCAAGAACAACATAAGCGCTCTTTAATGGGTATTTGTTATCAATTGTACCTATTTTTCTACCAACGAAATTGTCTAATGACTCATCCATCGTACAATCAACAAATTTTTCAATTATTGATACAGCTCTATCTGTGTCGCTAAATGATCTGATGTAGATATCAAAAGTTTTCTTAGATAAATCAACATTAGCGATTGAAGCTTTGATTTCAGTGTTAGCACTTGTACCGTCAGAAATTGAAATTAATCTGAATAATCTTTGTGGTAAACCACCTCTTAACTCAGATACAAAGAAAGGTGTTACTGGTGATTGATATTGGAATCTATAGTGATCCCAGTTATTAACAGATGTTAATTCACTGTATAAACCTTTAATTTTACCACTTAACCAACCAAATTTCAGAGAGTTATCATAAACTTCCTCAACATAGATTTGAGAATCTTTGTCAGATGGTGTAGTACCGATTACTTTTTTGATATAGTTAGATTTTGTGCTATCTAAAGAAACTGTATAAGAGAATGTACCGCCAGTTGGGTTTGCTGTTGTACCAGTTAAATCAAAAGCTAAATATGGGTCGTTAACAACACCTGTTGGAGCGACCATATCTAATGAATTAACTTTATAACCTAACACATCTGAAGTGTAAGTACCTCTACTTCTAACGGTTGCAACGTTTTTGTTGTGACCTTCAGCGAAAGGATCAGCTGTTAACGTAACAGTGAACAATTCTAATTTACCGTTAAGTGTGTGAGCACCAGCACCTGTAAATGTATGGCAATATAAAGCAAATGATGGTCCACTGTATGTCTCGGTAGCGGTATTGTACGCTAACTCATTATTTAAAATATAAGCGTCTCTATCACTTGTTGGAACTGTGAACGGTAATTCATATGCGTCAATATAAACTGGGGTTATACCATGTGTAGCCGCATCAACCGTTAAATCAGTATCCATATCGTCAGTCAAAAGACCCCAATATAAAGCGTTTCCGTTATAGAAATCAGCATTAATGTAACTACCAACAGTTGTAAAGAATTGGTTAAACACGGTGTCAAAGTCAGTTGTAGCAACACCAGTTAAGTTAGCGATATAATCAATAAGATCGGTGTTACCAGAGTTACCAGTAACATAAAAACTATTGTTATTCGTGTCAACTTTAAAATTAATGGTTGTTTGTGTAATACCAGTGTGTGATAATGTTGATTCATCACATGCACCTAATGTTTTAATAACCCAAGCCATACCAGCATCATAGCCAGATAATCCTAAAAGTCTTGTAACATACAATTGGTTTGATTGTGTTAAATACTGTTTTGCTATGTATGGTAATTCATACTTAACAATTTGTGTATTTTTAAATTTTTCTGGATTAGTACCACCAAAAGTAGTCTTAAATTCATCAAAATTTCTGATGAATATTGGTTGGAACGCTGGACCCTTTAAGGTTTCACCCACTACACCTAATGTTGTAACACCAACTGTCTCAGTTGTGAATGTTAAATCTTTTTCGGTTGTGTAGACACCTGGAGATGCATAAACTTTGTTTGCCATATTTAGTTAATTTTATTTATTTAATTTTATCTTATTCATAAATATCAGATTTTTTACCAAAAAACCAGAATACCTCTTCATTTTTAAAATTCTTTATTTATTTTTAAGTATTTTCCGTTATTGTAAAAGTTCTACTAATCGCTGGTGTTACAATATAATCATCGGGATCTGATATAAACCCTTGTAGGTTAAAATTGTATAACTGTACGTAAAACCTTTTATTATTAAGGTCAGTAACTTGACTTTCATCTGAAGAGTCTTCTAACACAATTGGTATATAGTGTCCGTTAACTACAGTATATGCCTGCCTGCTTTGAAAATTTTTTAAAACAGTGGCGTTAAATTTGTTTAGTTCTTGCTGTCTATAAGCAAAAATTCTAACATCATAGGTAATATCAACTGGAATTGGTTGAGGTATTTTATAAACATCAACCCCCATTTTATTACCATCCCAAGTAGGTACTTCCGCATATGTATAATGTCTACCAGTTGGTATATTATAAATCAAAGAAGGGTTTGTGCCGTATTTCGTATCTGGGTTTCTAACAATATTAACAAAAGGTATTTTTAAATTTTTATACTCATCTGAAAATTTCCATGTTTGTGAAAATTCGTTCCATTTTTGAATACCCATCATAAACACAGGGACTTTTTCACCATCAATTGAAATTGCCAATTGATTAGTTACAAAATCTTTAAAACCCCTATCCAAATCAATATGCATAACACCTTTTGGTAGGTAGGTATCGTTGTTGATGATCATATCTTTCATATTTTCAGCAGCACCGCTTTGCATTGAGTAAGGATACTCGATGTTAGCACGTTGTTGTGTTAGATTGATCTTCTTTTTAAATGAACCTGGTAAAGCCATAATTATACCCCTTTAAATACGTTAGGATCAACGTTTGTACATTTTATTCTTCTAAAATAACCAGAATAACCAAATTGAGTACTTGGGTTATCCGTATTTACAGTATCGTCATCAAACACAGTAAAATATTTAAAATTATTTTGTCTGTCAGAATAACCGATAATATCACCGTAACTTATCTCAGCATTTTTTTCGTCAAGTTGTTTTTGTAAAACAGTAAACTCAAGATTACCATAGTCTTGGTACCTTAAATTTCCGTTTGGTGAGTATGATTTATTTTCACCGTTTTCAAGGCTAAGTATAACTTTTAATTCAACTGGTGATAAAAATCTAATATCGTTTACATTACTTTCACCGTAAACGTCATCCATTTGGGTGTTAACTCTGTCAACTCTAAATAAAACAACAGTAAAGTTCATATCCCCCTCGATTAGTTCTGTTGCCATATCAAGCTCAAGTTGAAAATCCTCTTCATCGTAAAACCTATTCAACCTTGTATTTGGTATTCTAGTTTTTCTTTCCATTGTTCTTTTCATATAAATACTTTGATTTATTAATGAATTGACTTTGTCAGAAAAATTTATTATTATTAGATAATAATAAATTAAAGGAAAAGGAACGTAAATGCAGTTACCGATAGAAAAGAGAGCGCTGGATATATTAAAAACATATAAAGGGTCAAATGACTACATATTGGGTATACAAAAGACCTACTTTACGAGTAAAAGTTTTATACCAACAAAAAACCAAAGTGATTACATTATTAAAAACGGTAATGTTGATCCAGTTGTTGTTAACAAATTATTCGACATTAGTAAATCTTGTAGACCTTTTATTGCTGAGCAATTAAAACTAGATTTTATACCAGACAAAATATTCATAAACAAATTACTTAGCAGAAAGGAGAACTTTTTACACATTTATGGTTGTTTTGAAGAGGGTTGTGATCAATACTACACCTTCTATATTTCAAAGGAATGTGTTAAAGTTAGCAGACCTGAACCAGAAATTGACCCAACAAAATATGAAAGGGACCCAAAACCGCACCAAATAACAGCGATTAAAAAATTATTGACAAACGATAAATTTATCTTGGCCGATGAAATGGGCCTTGGTAAAACCACGTCAGCTATTATTGCGGCTATGGAAGGTCAATTCAAAAAAATATTGGTTGTTTGTCCAGCATCACTTAAACTTAACTGGAAAATTGAGATTTCAAACTATGATTCTCCAGATAATATCAGTGTTGTTGACGGAAGTAATCTTACTGTAAAAAAATGGACAATTGTAAACTACGACATTCTTAAGAATTTTCACCATTTACCTAGACGTGGTGTTAAAACAGCTGATCTACCTATTTCACCGATTGACTATCATAAATTTGATTTAGTTATTGCTGATGAAGCTCATTATCTTAAAAACGCTGCATCAAATAGAACCAAAATATTTAATGATTTTGCCATGAAAATACCAGTAAGATGGTTATTGACAGGTACTCCGATCACAAATAAACCAATCGATTTCTATAATCTTTTATATTTGTGTGAATCACCTGTTGCCTCTAACTGGGTTGGTTATGTTAAAAGATATTGTGCTGGTAGACAATTTAACCGAAAAGGTACCAAACAAAAGTATTGGGTTTGTTCAGGATCATCAAACCTAGAAGAGTTGAAAGATTTTTCAGCCGATGTAATTTTAAGAAGAACTAAGAACGATTCTATTGATTTACCACAAAAGACGATCAAACCTGTTTATTTACCACTAGAATTCTCAACTAGCTATAACGCCTATATTGATGAGTATGAAGCTTGGATTGAGGAAATGGAAGCTGCTGGTGAAAAACCAACAATTACCGATCACTTAACAAAATTGATCAAAGTTAGGCAGTTATTATCTTACGATAAGATTGCACACACAATTGAAATGGCGGAAGAAATGTTGGAGAATGGTCAGAAAGTAATTATATTTAGTTGTTTTACAAACACAATCAAAGAGTTACAAGCTCATTTTGGTAAAAAAGCTGTGACAATTGATGGGTCGGTTTCAAAAGAAAAAAGACAACAAGCTGTTGATGCATTTCAAAATGATGATAAAATAACTGTTTTCTTGGGTAATATTGTAGCCGCTGGGGTTGGTTTAACTTTAACTGAAAGTAGCGTTGTAATATTCAATGATTTGGATTGGACACCAGCTAATCACATGCAAGCTGAGGATAGAGCACATAGAATTGGCCAACAAAACCAGGTTCATATTATTTACCCATTATTTGCCGACACCTTAGATATGATTATGTATAAGGCGCTCCAAAGTAAAATGAAGATTATTAGTACGATTATGGGTGATAACCCATCTGAAGAGGAAATATCAGTTGGTAAAGAGGTTATTATGCACCTTAGACGTTAATGTTGTAGCAAATAGCTCCCTTTAACATCTTTTCTCTGAGCACCAACATCACTATCACCAGTTGGTAATACAATCACATTGTATTTAAGTGGTTCTCCTTGCGTTGTTGGTAGTTCATCTGTGTATACGATTGATTCGTAA